AGTGGTGCAATGCAAACAGGAACGGTATACGAAGGTTTGCCAGTGGTATACCAACGTCTTACCACTAACGCGTCAATCGCCAGCGGCGAGCCGCTAGTGTGCTTCGCCGATTTCACAAAGTATTTACTGGCCACGAACGTTGGCGGGTTTAGCGTGGCGCGATATGACGAAACTTTTGCGGACACAAATCAGACATTATTCGTAGGAAGTGTGCGCGCCGATGGCGCCTTACTAAATGCAGCTGGAGTATTAAACGTTACACGGAGTTAACTTTTCATAGATACCTACCACCGCGGTAGGTATCACGCTTCGCGTTGAAGCAATGATATTACCGCGGTGTTTGAACTTTTATAAGGAATGAACAAATGGCTAGTGATTACAAAACTGTATTGACAAAGATGGGCGAGGTCTACCAAGAAATGTCAGCATTGGTAGAGGCTGGAAATGCAATGGACGCGGGAATGTCAACTGAGCAAGAGGCTCAGTATAATTCTCTTAAGGCAACCTACGCCACACTCGGCGCACAAAAGGCGCGCAACGAGGAATTGATGGGCATGGAGAATACCGCTAAGAATACCCCAGGCGCGCCAGTAGTACGCGAGTCTGCAAAGGTAATCGACGCGCGCGAAGCACAGTTAAATAAGCAATGGGAAATCCGTAGCACAGAAAGTTACGCTCACGCATTCGAGCAATACCTTCGCAACGGTGAGCATACAGCGCCACAATTTATTAGAGCGTTGGGTGAAGCATCCGGCCAAGGGGGTGGGGTCATTCCTCCAGTAGAATATGATGCCCAGTTAACCGCAAAAATCCAGACGCTTTCGGCTATCCGGCAGGTGTCAAAAATTATGAATTGCGGCAGTTTTCAGCGTAATATCGCAGTGGAAGCCGATCAAATGGTAGCGGGCTGGACCGCGGAAGCCGCGGCCCCGTCGGAGTCTTCACCAACTTACACAGCCACAACGCTTACACCTAAGCGCCTAGCTGGTTTGTTGAAGGTTTCCAATGAGTTGATTGAAGACGCCAGCGCCCGTAGTTTTAATATGCAAAGCATTATCGCTGAGCAAGCCGCGCGTATTCTCGCTGAAACTGAGGAGCTTGGTTTTGTTGTTGGAACAGGTGCAAGTAATCAACCTACTGGCGTTGCAACTAGCTCAACCGTTCCTACTTCAGCTTCTGCAATTGGTGGTCCAACTGTCTTGCAACTTATTGCGTTTGCTTACAAGGTTCCGCGACAATACCGCAAAGATGCAGTTATTCTAATGAATGACGCAACAGCCGCGTTTATTCGTGGTTTGCCAAACATTGTTGGCGGTACCGTGAATTACTTCTGGGCTAACTCAAATGACCAAAATGAGCCGGACCGCCTGATGGGTATTCCAGTATACATTTCGGCAGCGTTTGATTCGTTCGGTGCAAATAAGATTGTAGCCATGTGTGGTTCATTTAAGAATAATTGCGTGATTGGTCAACGCAGTAATTTTGAGATGAAAACTCTTCGTGAGAGGTTCGCGGACAGTAACCAAACGGCGTACCTTTTCCAAAATAGAGTAGATATCGCCCTTACCAACCAAGCGCTGGCATTTGCATATTTGAAGTGTGCGGGCTCTTAATCACTAGTTTACTTTGGTATATTTGATTTCACCCCCCAAGCGCCTAACAGCGCTTGGGGGATTTCATGGAAAACGTCAAACTTATAAAGGCGGGTAGCACTTTGGCTGAAGTTTTTCCACTCGGAACTATTCTAAACGTCAGCGCCGCAGAGGCCATAGAATTGATTTCTACGGGTGTTTGCGAGCGCGCCGACAGTAGCGACGATCTACGCAGCGCCACGCAGCTGGCGCCACGCACAGCCACCAGGAAGGGCGTGAAGCGATGAGCCGCAGCAACGCCGCCGCCGCGCTATTGTTTCGCCGCAAAGGCGATGGGTCTACGCTGAATTTAGATTTCACAACTTTGGGCGCGCTCGATTCGCGCTTCACATTCACGCGCTCGACTACAGCCACATACATAAATTCATCGGGCTATGTTGCCAGCGCGGCTATAAACGAAGCGCGCTTTGAATGTGACGCTACCACGCTTGCGGCTAAGGGGCTTTTGATTGAGGCCCCGGCTACGAATCTTTTAAACTTCAGCGAAACATTTGCAACCACAGGCGGAACCAACAATAATTGGGCGGACACAAATCTAACCCGCACAAGCACAAACAACACTAGCCCGCGCAATGACGCAACGGCGTTACGAATTACAGCTAGTGCGGCCAATGGAACGATTATTAGTTCAGCGGCTATTGGCACTTCAGCGGCGCGCACTTTGTCCGTTTGGTTGCGCCGCGTCACAGGCACAGGAAACATCCAATTTACGCTAGACAATGGATCAACATACACCACGCAAGCGATTACGGCGCTGTGGGTTCGCTACACATTTGCAACTACCACGGCGGCGCAACGCGTAGGTTTTAGAATTGTGACTAGCGCGGATGCCATTGAAATATGGGGAGTCCAATTAGAGGCGGGTGCTGGTTCTAGTTCTTACATTCCCACTACCACCGCGCAAGTAACACGGGCTTTGGATAGTTGCGTAATGAGCAGCACTAATTTTTCAAATTGGTTCAACAGTTCAACGGGAACATTTATTACTAATGTTACATATTCAAATTTAAGTGGGGACAATTGCGGACTAGAAGTAAGCGTTGGTACATCTGGTTCGAGTGCCAATAGATTTGGAATCCGAAAAGCATACATTGACGTTTATTCTGGGTCAGTTGGTTCAGCTGAAATGTACCCAACTGTTACAAGTGGAAATGTACGCATAGGTTTTGCCTACGCTGTAAATGATTTTGCAATGTGTAGCAATGGTGGAACAATGAGAACAGATTCTTCTGGCGCTGTTCCAATTAGTTTAGATACTTTTAAATTTTATTGTGATGCAGGAACAACTACAGGTAACTTTATAAATGGGTACGTATCTAGTTTTAAATATTTTCCAACTCGCTTAACAAACGCACAATTACAGGCCTTAACTACATGATCGACTATTTCCTACGCACATCCAGCCAAGCGTCTATGGAGGTCTGTTTAATAAACGCTGGCATTGCCACGGTTAAAGATGGAATGTTGATAGTCGCTGAAACTTATACCGTGGACATGATCGGCGCGGCCGATGGTGACTCCCGCTACCACGCCAACCTACGGGTATGCGGTGACCTTACGCAAGACCAACTAGATGAGCTACCTATTCTTGACCCGGCGCCAACTACACCCATGCGAGTATTTGCATAATGTTAAACACCACCATAAGCACCGCGCCAAGTTTTGAACCGATTAGCCAGGCTGTGTCGAAAACACACTGCCGGGTCTACCACGCCCTAGATAATGACACATTTGGAACAGGCAGCGTAGGCAGCGGTTTAATCACCACCGCCCGCCTGATGATTGAAAATGAAATACGCGGACCTATTCCCAACACGGGATTTACCACGGTGTTTGATTCTTGGCCATTGGCGCGCGAAATTGTGTTACCGCGTAGCCCGCTGGTCAGCGTCACTAGCGTTACCTATGTTAATACCGCCTCAGTAACTACCACGCTAAGCGCGTCCACGGATTACATTGTGAAGAGCTACAACGGTATGGGGCGCATTCTTTTGCGCGATACCGCAAACTGGCCTAGCGATTTACACAATGGCGGGGAGGGCGTTATAACGGTGGTATACACCGCTGGCTACGGCGCCAGCGCCTCGGTAATTCCCGAAGCGCTGAAACACGCTATTTTATTGCAGATAGCTACGCTGTATGAATTCCGCGCGTCCATGAGTCCAGTAGCTATTACGCTTAATTCAACTATTAAAAATTTGGTTTCGCAGTATTCAAATGGTAACTACGTATGAACCCTGGCATGATGAAAACACCGCTGGTTTTAAAGGTGCGAACAAATACAACCAGTTCGTACGGTCAACCAATTTCATCATTTACAGGAACTACTCAATTATTTGGTCAGATTACGGACACTACTAGTGAAGAAAAAACCAACCATTTAAAATTGAATTTAATCAGTACGCATAAAATCACAATGAATTTTTACCCTGGAATAAATGCGTATGACAGATTTGAGGCGATGGCGTCGCGCGGAACTGACGGGCTTTCCTTAACAAAAACGTATGAAATTTTAAGCGCTGTGGATTATCGCCAACAGGGTCACACTTTAGAATTCATCTGTAGAGAGATTGCATAATGGCTGGCATCACGTTTTTAAAGGGTGGTATTTCCCAGCTAACTGAAAATCTGCAAAAGATGAATTCTAATCAGGTACGTAATTTGATGGGAAAATCCGTTAAACACGCAATCGACCCAGTGCGAAAAGTGACCGCGGCGCAATACGGTCAGAAAATTGGCAAGCACGACGAAGCCTACAGAAATGCGAGCGATGCCACGAGAGCCTGGCGCTGGGGTGGTGCATTGCGTAACAAGGTTCATCCTTTGGGCGAGAGCCGGCAAGCCGTGTCTTTTAACATGATGAAGGGTAACCAGCCCAAACTAATCCCCATGGCGTCCGGACGAACAGCCGTAATTGGGCGGGTGTGGGGGCAGACTAGGAACGCCTGGCTACTGGAATTCGGAAGAAAAGACTCACGAACAAGTTATAAGGGTTGGGGCATTGCCAAAGAAGTATTTAACACAATGACGCCTTATGTCGAAGGAACTTTAGAATCAGATTTAAAAAATGGTTTTGATTTACTAATGAGGCAATGGTGGAAAAATTTCGCCAAAAAACCTAAATGAAATTCATAGAAACTATACACCAGTGTTTAAGTCAATGTACCGCCAGTATTGCGCTACTAGGCGCTAACCGTATATTTCACTCATTTGTTCCAGCAACGCAATCCATGCCATACGCTGTTATAACTAGCGTTAATTCGTCAGCTGTGGCAAACACTTTGCAATGCGATAACACACTAAGAGTGGCTACATTTAGTATTTCTTGTGTTGCCACCACTATTGGTCAAGCCGCCGGCATTTGTAATAAATTCCACGTTGAGCTTGAGGGCGCGCTAGGTTCCACCGCTAACTTGATGAAAATACAAAGAATACGTATTGAAGACGAAACCTTTCAATGGGACCCGGGCGATGACGCCAATGAAGCTGGCGCATTTGTTTGCGTTTTAAATGTACGTATGTATTATATAACTGATCAACCACTACCTATTTCACTATCACCAGGCAATTAATAAAGGACAAAAATGACAACAGGACCACAACTAGCAAACGGCGCAATTCTTTTAGTTGGTGCAACAACACCGGGAGCAACTCAAGTAAATGGATTGACGAGCGTTTCATTTTCTGGCTATAAAAATAATCTAATGGAAATTACTTCCATTACTGAAACTACTAAAAAGTTTTTGCCTGGGTTGGCAGACCCCGGTAGTTTGTCTATTGATGGGTACGGAATGACTGAAGATGCAGGGCAAAGTTTGCTTACAACCCACGCACTCAATAAAGCATTAATATATTTTACCTTGACGAATACCGACGCTTCAACGGTAGTAGGTAGCGGGTATGTTGAAAGTGTGGAATATGATGAGAAGTCAGATTCACCACACGCAGCTAAATGGTCCATTAAAATCACTGGCGTCCCAACGGTTACCTAATGGCAAAGTTACGCGATCTATTTAATGGATTAAGAAACGAGCTACCAAGTACGCAAGTAACCATTGATAAAATTGGAACCGTAACAGTTAGAGGTTTGACGGCCGGAGATAGGGACTTGTGGGAACAATTTATTTATCTTAATAAAAATGATAAACAGATGGTGAAGAATGTTCGCGCTAATTTGGTTTGTAGATGCTTGATTGACCCGGCTGATGGTTCACTAATTTATTCAGATTCGCCAGCTGACCTAGAGGAAATTAGTTCCTTACCCGCGGGCGTGGTTGACAAACTGTATGGGATTGCACAGAAACTAAGCGGTATTGGTGCTGAAGAAAAGTTAGAAAAAAACTAAACCGCCGGCCAGTACGAAAGTTTTTATTCGTACTGGCTCTTGAGTTAGGTAAGACGGTTTCAGAAATTTCTAAAATGTCTAGTTTGGAATTGAGCGAATGGATTGCTTACGACAGAATTTCCCCCATCGGGCGGGAGGAGCGGGCAGATTTACGAAACGCAATAACTTGTATGGTTATTGCAAACGTAAATAGAACTAGGTCAACGCCATTTGAAATATCTGATTTTATGCCGTATTCAAAGAAACCACAAAAAATGAATAATCCAAATACGGCCATAGCAGATTATAAAAAACAAATAGCAGAGGCCCGCAAGGGTTTAAAAAATGCCTAACATCGGAAGTTATACGGCATCACTGGTGTTAAACGCTGACGCGTATACTGCTGGAGCCGCCACCGCTGTAGCCGCATCCAAGAAAATGGAATCCACTATAGGTGGAACGTTTGACAGAATTTCAAAAAAACAAATTAGCCAGGCAACATCCGACATTATTAAAAATTTCTTGGGTCCAGTAGCGCTGATTAACATGGGTACTGGAATAGTCACGGACCTAGTTAAGGGTATTTCCGAAGGGTCCACCACCTTTGAAAACGCCGGGCGTAAATTAATGGAATCACTAGCGAAGGGGTTATCTGATGTCCCCATCGTTGGCGGGTTTGTAAAACTAGGCGAAGCGATTGGCAATATGTTTTTTGGAGTTGACGCGGCCAACGCGATGTTGGAGCAAAGCAAAAATAAAATAAAGGAAATAACTGGCCTTGTGGTGCTTTTGCAAGACGCGGCCAAGTCAAAGGTTGACGCTGAAAAATCAGTGCAAAA